GTCGTATTTCCACATGTCAAAAAGCATCTTTGACGCAAGGTTTAAATCCGCCTGCGATCTTGCGCTATCAATCATGGTCTGTATGACCCGCATCTGTTGGATGTCCATTGCCTTGGATTGAACGTGCAAGGTAAGCAAAGAAAAAAGAATTAGCAGCAGTTTTTTCATTTTATTTTGAAGTTTGAATTATTGTGTTTACTATGTTATAGATGATAGCGATGAATGGTATGGAAACCAACGTTACTATAAAAAGCATTTTGAAAAAAAGTTTCTTTGTCTTGAGATCATTGATCCTGTTCCACGTAGAAAGGGAATTTGAAAGTTCCTCCCTTGTGATATCTTTTCCGTACCTTGAATATGAACCATCATAATTGTGTGAAGAAGGGGTAGCTATGTAAACAGAGTGTACGCCCTCTATGCTTGGATTCCTCGACCAATCGAATCTGGATGATTGTTTTTCCCGTTTCATGGGATTCTCCTAGTGTTGTTAAAGATGATACTACAAATCTAATATATCTTTTCAGATGTAGAAAACTTTTTTTGATCTAAATTTTTCTTTACCCATGTTTCTATGTCCATCGTAGGTTTCCATCCCAACGCAAGCATCTTCGTGTTACTTGCCAGAGTCTCTTGCGCCTCTCCGGGTCGATGTTCAATAAATTCGATATTATCGCTTATCCCCTTTGCAAGATCCAATATCGATATATTATTCTGTGTACCAACGTTGATCGTTTCTCCTGATACTGACCTATCAGTCATGGAAACAAGATAATTTGCTTCGACTATGTCTCCAACCCAGGTGAAATCCCTTTTTTGGGTGCCGTCTCCAACTACCGTTAACGGTTCACCGTTTTCGTGTTGTCTCATGAATTTACCCACAACAGGGGCATAAGTCCCCTTTATCGGTTGTCTTTCTCCGAAGACATTGAAGTATCTGAGAATCACAACGTCAAGGTTCCACAGTCTGCTGTACATTTTACAGAAATCCTCTGCGCACGCTTTACTTATAGAATACGGATTTAATGGATTCCTCGTTGCCTCCTCCTGTAACGGCAATTGTTGACCATTTCCATACACCGATGAAGTAGAAGAATGAACCATTCGTCTGACATTGAATCTTTTACACGCTTCAAGAACATTTATGGTTCCTATGGTATTTACATCTACCGCCATCTTCGGATTCTTTATCATGGGTTGTATTCTTGCCTCTGCGGCAAAGTGAAACACCGAGTCTATCGCTCCCTCATGGGAAGAAAACGCTATCTCAAATATCTTGATAAGCTCAGAAAAATTAGAAATGTCAACCGAGTGGTAGTATATTGCGTTAGGAGAATCGTTCTTATAAAAGAATTCGTTTGACCTTGCCGATAGATTGTCTATCACAAAAACCCTGTGTCCTTGCGATATCAATTTGTCCACCATGTGAGAACCTATGAATCCACAACCACCTGTCACTATACAATTCTTAATCATCTGTTTTTTATTTTTCCCAATCCCTGTAGGAATCTATCCTATCGTATATAGTTTCGTCTTTCAAAACAGGATCGGTTCCAACGTTCCACATTAAAACGTTCCTTCCTGTGTTCTTCGGTACATATTTCCAAACCTTTCCATCGTATGTTGCAACCGTTGGAAACGGAGGAAGATTTTCCTTCTTTTCTGTTACTTGAAATTCTAAGGGTTCAGATATCACCGAAGCTCTTCCCAATTCTCCTTCTTTAAGGTTTCTCGCAACCGCGACACAATTAAACTTTGCGTTTGGCCAAGCTATCTGTAAAGCCCTTGCCAAAACTCCGGTAGATATTGCCACCCAAACTTCTTCCGGCTCCGGTATTTTGCTAGCAGCGTAAATTATCCCAGCGGTCGCAAGTTCATGTTTCAACCCAAGAGGTATGAACGAGTGTTTATTATCCATCGCCCACTGTTTTGCCATTATATTTAGGTTAGGCATCGCTGCTATTCTTTTAAATATTGGAGTTGCACCTTGTTCTATGCAACACGCCTGATGAAGTGAAACCCTTTTCGAAGATGGCATGAACAACACAATCTTCTTATTATGGTGTTTTGCAACATCCAGCATGGAAACCCCAGCCAGACCAGTCCTTGGTTGACAGTATACAAGCGTATCGGATTCTGTCTTTGCCGCTAAAAGATCTCCTGCCCTGGTTTTTGTTCCAACAATTAAATCGTCTCTTACAACGCTAACACCTTCATGTTGAATCACGACAGGGTCCGGATTATACGGATTCCAACCTTCGCACAATGAGAGATAATAATCCTTCGCTGCTTCCTTTGACATCAGACCGATGTCCTTATTTTTACCGTCGATTACGTGTACGTTATGTGGCATGTTGGTGTTATATCACGAATGAACGAAAGAGTTTTTTCCGTCAAGAATCACCGTTCCATTTGGGTGTTTTGCAAGATTAAAGTTTCTTGGAAATATCCACGTATATGGTATCCTTTTCGTCGGTGATTTTACTCCGTGGTTTATGGCAATGTGTTTATAAAAGAAACATGTCTTGTCTTCTATGTTGAGCCACTTTTGTACTTTAATCGGGTTTGATGGGTGTTTTGCTAAAACCTCCATCTGCCTAACCCATTCCCTGGCTTGTTCGTTCAGAGGAATGAAATCTCCGTTTTGATCGATCTCGTACTTTGCCTTTCCGTTGAGATTTTTTCCTCCGAAGATTTGGTGTAAACCATCAAAATGCCCTGTTCCTCCGAAAAGAACACTTTCAGGATCAACCAAATGCGGATACGCCATGGCTATGTATCTAGCGGTGTTTTTGCAAGGATAAAGAGGGCTTCTGAAATTTTGGTGTTCCTTAAAGTAGGACTCCAATATCTTTGCAAACTTCATCATTGTGTAAGGGATTTTAACATTTTCCAATACGTGATGCATTTGTTTTGCCGCTTCCTTCGGGCCGCTAAGTATCCATTGTTTTACATCGGTTCCCTTTGGGTAGTATATTTGGAACAGATCATTTCTTGCATGCCTATTTTCTTTGAAGTGCTCTTCCAGAGCCCTTTCTCCTTCATTAACAAGCTTGGTTAAGGTTCCCCAGTGTTCGTTGGTAAACGAAAATACAAGAGTGTACCATAAACGTTCAAACGGATCATCTACCTTTTGCATGAGATCACAGAACGGGTGTTCGTGCCAATGAAGTCTATGAGAGAATATTTGGTAATCTTCTCTTAAAAACCTATCTTCGCGATTATCAAACTTTTGACAGAACTCAAAAAACTTTTCCATTCTCTTTTCAAGGGGCCAATCTTTCATCCAAGAGTCGAGAGGCTTTCCGTTTTTCATATCTACTTCAACTGTTCCGTCATATGATATGTTATCATAGACTACTCCGTCATCAAAAAGGCAACGAGTTTCAAGCGGCATAGTGATTCCTTACCATTTCTTTGTATTTTTCTGGTGTTATGTTGTGTTTAGATATTACAAAATCGTCAGAAGGATGGGATTTTAAATCGTTAAATGTTTTTATTAGACCAAGATCCAACATGGCCCTTTGCCTTCCAAATGGATGATCCTTTATCTTACAGGAAGACCAGACCGAATCCATGTTTAAGTGACTGTAGTCTGCTCCGGGTCTTATATAGTTTTCAACCCATCTTATAAAATCGCATGCGACATCTTCTGCATTGTATGGAAATGCGCCGGTGTCCTGAAATATTCTTTCCATCACAGCATCAAGAAAATCATCAGGGGACATCTTCTTTGTGGGTTTTGCAAGATATGAGATGCATTCCTTTGCGTTTGTTCCATAATAAAACATGGATTCTCTATTTGCGTATTGAGGATACCAATCTGCGATGTCAGCAACGAAAGCCGCGTATTGAAACCTATATGCTCTTAGACCATTTCTCGTGTTCCAATCAAACATCCATTGACCCATTTCTCTTAGATCCCTTTTTCCTCCTGATTCCAACCATTCTGCCATTTCTCTAACAAGGCGAGGGGCAAACTCCGAGAGATAATAATCTCCTCCTCTTTTGTAGTGTTTTCCGGCAGGAACCTTAGGAAAACTCGGAAATTGGTAACCTATCGAAGTATAAAATGGCGTAGGATGTCTGTTTACCATTCCGACCATCTGTTCTATGGTTTTTGCATCGTGTAAGTAAAATAACAGCGTGTTGTAGTATCCAGACGGTTTTGTGCCGTAATTTATGGCCGAACCCGTTACTCGATGCAACAAAAAAACATAAAGCCATTCGGGGAGAGAAAAGTCCGAATGCTTTCCCGTCCAATCGGCGGAAACCTTCTTTCTTTGTTTAGTTATGTTTCCGGATTGCATCTTATCCCAATATGGATGTTGATCTGTCCATCCATAAAACACATCGTTTACTATCTGAGAGAATCCTGCGTACTTTCTCTCGACTACATCATACAGCTCAACGTTGTGCATTAAATCGTCCCCTACATCGCTTTCTGTGTGAGGGATGGTTCCTAAATTGCTTTTAATCTGTTGATCAGAAGCTATATTAAAGTACCGTAAGTACTCATCGTAATACTGCGTTGGTTCTATGTTCATCAAAACTTTATATTCGTTTTACGAACCTTTGGTTTCTTGTTTAACAGATATGTAACAACGCAATACACAAATGTGAGAATCGCAGATGCTATGACCGCCCTCTTCGGAACGTTGACCGAATAGAGATAGATGGTTGCAAGTAGCTGCATAAACACAGCAAAGATGGACGGCCACAGGGGATTTATTATCTTTCTGTTCCTCATCACCAACTCAGGATCACCGGCACTGCTGACCTTTTTGAGTTCCATAATGATTCTCCGTTTTCTATGAACATTGTTGAACTTCCGCCGTCTACATTTATTGCAAAAATTGCTCCTTCCTGAACGAACCTTTTAGCAAATTCAGAAAGTGTTGAAGAGGTAGTAATAATCACGATGATTTTTCCATCAGAGTTTATACCCACGCCGGTTCTTGGACAACGTCTTCTTGAAAAAAACGATCTCTGTTGTTTTACAGTATTTCCTTCTTTGACAAGAACGTTGCTCCCGGAAAAACCCGAGCTTATTGGTCCACCTTTATATTCTCCTACGAAAGGTTTCATGGACATAACGGGCCATCGTTTGTGACCATTTCCTATGTTTGTTGAATCTATATAAAGCGGACCAACTGGACCTCTTGATCCCCAGAAGGAAAGGTTTATAAAGTTTTTGTGGCCTCTAAGTTTCCATGTTTCTATTTCTACAACCTTTCTTGTCGGACTCACAACGATGTTTACTGATTTTGGATCTAAAACCCTTACCCATTCCTTACAGCTTAGAGTGACAGACAAAAAAAACATCAAAGTCATTGATATTAATAATCTCATTAAGAACTTTCTCCTTCCTTTTCCTTGGTTTTTGATAACCTTCTGGAAATCCTTCCTCTTGAAAGGTCATAAGGTGACATTTCCAGCTGTACAGAATCTCCAACGATTACCTTTATTGAATTTATCCTCATCTTTCCCGAGAGATATGCCAAAACTAGGGCGCCATTCTCCAATCGAACTCTAAAATTTCCGTTCGATAGAGATTCTTCAATGACTCCGTCTACTATTATGCTTTCCTTCATTGCATCTTACCAATGTTTAACATAAAACTAATATACCACCATATCCATAGAGGATAAAAATGTTTTTTGGTATATAGGTAATGAAGATAAAGGAGAACGAAATGGGAGGTGCGCCAGAAGGGTTTTCAACCCTGGACAACACTCCTGGTATGGGAGATGTTACATTTCCGACTTCAACAAAGGTAGGAAGCGGAGACGTATTTGGTGGGGTAATGGGATTTTCTTCATGGAAGAAGAAAAAGAGGAGAAACAAAAAGAAGAGAAACTTTATCTAGCAAACCCATTTAATTTTAACCTTTTTGCAGGAGCCTAAAAATCCCTTTTTTGGATATGCTTCTTCGATGTGTTTATCGTTGGAGGAAAAGTCTTTTTGTTTTTCCTGTAAACCTTGACTGTTTTTATTGTTTATCCAATTTGCGCAAATTGAATCCGATTTCTTCTTTGACATCAATTGTCCCTTTGTTTTTTTTAAAAGAAGATCGATTTTTTAGATTTTTTAGATCACTTTAAAGTTAACAGGTACAGAAGTTTGTTTGTTGCATTTTTCATGTCGAAAACTATGTCTTGGATGTCTAAATCGCCTTGAGACTCTAGTTCCTTTGAGAGCGATTCTAAAAACCTATTGAAATCATTAAAAAACGGAATCATAGCCTCAGGAGTTATGCCAGGATCAGAGTTTACCGATAAAGGTATCTTTGATTTTCTAGAAAAAACTTCCGGGTATTTTCCCTTGTAATTCTCAAAGAAAGAATCTATGCTATCAAGAAGAGAATCATAAAAAGATCCTAACGCAACGTGGGCCGCGTAGCTTTTTGTGTTCCAATGAAAAATGTGTGCCTGGTCCCTAGTCTGTAACAGTCTCTGAACGGCCCCCTCTATTTGAGTCATGGCGCTTTTATTTTCTTATATATATAAGAAAATAACGAAATGTTATGAGCAAAAAGAATGAAGAATCCGAGGAAGAAAGAAGGCGAAGAGAAGAAAAAGAACGTGTAGAGAGAGAAGAGTATGAAAAAACTCGACAGGCATTTCGTGAACTTGGAATAGAGGACGACGATGAAGAGGAGATAATGAAACTTGAGCCCAGATATCTGGAATGGCACAAAAAATTTTCTCCAAAGCAACAAGAACCAGCGAAAGCACAAAAACCTTTTATAGAACCGGAGAATTTTTTCATAGATTTTACCAAACACGCCCTTGAGAGAATGTACTCCAGACCGGATCCATATAACCCAGACTATGAAGTGATCATTGACGTTCCTCAGGGTAAAATCAAAGAAATGATAAGAGACCAACAGTCGACAATAATATCGATGTACCCCGACAAAAAGAGGAAATATGACGAAAAGGTCAGGAAGAATGCTCATAATAACTATGAAACTGATTATATGGTATACAATAAACGTACATTAAAGCACGTAGTAGGTACTCTTGAAGTTGACACAGAATTAACTCCGAATGGGAAAAAAAGATTTGGAGTGTTCAAAGTAAAAACGTACTGGGATTCAAAGGCAATGGCATCAACTGATCAAAAAATGGCAAAGGAACTTAATAGGTACATGCGAATGAACAATGAATACAAGGTATTTCACCCATTTCCAGGAACTAGCTGGCTATCAACTCTTGTAGAATCTATGCGTTGGAAAAATATCATGACATTTGAACAGTTTAGTCTTTTAGAATCTTTGGGAAGAGAAATGTTCTATATCAAAGACGGTTGTACAGTTATTGAAACCAACGTATAATGAATAAAATAAAAGAATAATGGCATACATAGCGAGATACGAGGATTGGTTAAACGAAAACGATGGGATTGCTTCTCACATCAAAGGAAAGAATTTAACAGACGTTCATAAGGGCGGAGGCTATCTTGTCTATGGATTGAAGGATGTTGATTACGAAAAAACCTAAAGTTTTTTTAAATAACTTTTTAAAAAGAAAGGAGATCTTTTTTTAGATCTCCTTTTTTTTATTCTCCGTACATTTTGTTATATTTCTCAGTGTGTTTGCTAGTTCGCTTTGTTATCCTGTGAGACTCATCGCCCGGAAGTTTTTTATATGCACTTGGGTCTGAATCGTCCATTTCTGCCTGTCTCTTCATTTGCCTTTTTTTATCCTTCATCGTGGACTTTGAGAGTCCTTTGAAATAAGGATGCGTTGAATCGGTATATTTCTTTTTGGCCTCGTTTACTATAAATTCTTCAAAGGTGATCATTTCAAAAACCTTAATTTTTCTTTTGCTCTCTTGCTTCGTGCTACCCCTCTCGCTACGTCAGAATCTGCTCCTCCCTTTGGTGCTTTCTTTGGTGAACCCCAGGTTCCTTTTCCTCCGGTTAAAAATGAATTTACTCTGGCATATCCCCATTGTTCTTGACCTGCTCCTGGTCGGTGGCCAGACTTCCAGGCCGCCATTCCACGTCTCATTACCTTTCTTAAGGCAGACATGGAAACTCCTGTTTTTTCGGACTTTTTCTTTAACGCCTTTTCTATTTTTTGGCTATCGATCTTCTTTTTTTCGTTTAGATCTAACCCTATTTTTAAAAAATGCGAATATTCTAACAGATTTTTCATATGGGTATATAACCAAATATGGAAGAATTAACAGTTATAGTGGACCTTGATGGAACGGTTTCTACAAAGGGGGACCGTGGGTGGTACGAGTATTCTAAGGTAGCCGAAGATATTCCTGTTGAAAGGATAATTAGGTTGGTTAGGATGTTGCATTCAAACGCAATAAACATAATTTTTTGCACAGGGAGAGAAGACTCTTGTGTAAAACAGAGTGTTTCATGGATAAGAAAAAACATATTCATGGACGATTCTTTTCCCGTTGAAATATACATGAGAAAGACCGGGGACAGAAGACCTGATTATGTTGTAAAAAGGGAGATATACCTAAATTTTATAGAACCAAGACACCGCATCTGGTTTGTTTTAGACGACAGAAACTCGGTGGTAAAAATGTGGAGAGAACTAGGACTTACGTGTTTACAAGTTGAAGAAGGGGATTACTGATATGAAATTTACCGGAAACGAGGAGAAGGGTTACCTTCTGTATAAAGGAATAGAATTAATAGAAAGATTCTGTGAAATCAATAAGATAAAAGCGCCCAAGATATTCATCGACTTAAATATGAAATCCGCCTACGGCATGTTCTATCCGAGAGACGTCATACACATAAATACAAAACTGTGTAGACCACCAGTCAAAAATCCTGGGTATGATTGGAGCTTTCCTGGATATGTACAAGATCTTACTCCTTATGGAATATTGGCGCATGAGTTCGGACATTACATATCAGATATGTTGGGAAAACGATTTAGGAAAAACTTTGTTAACATCAAAAGAATAGAAGAAAATGTGACCTTTACCGATAACAGAGGATTGGATGAAAAAATGGCAGAGGCTGCAAGATTGTTCATTACAAATCCTGATCTTTTAAAAAGAGGAAGGCCATATAGGTATAGTTTGTTTAGCGAGTTTTATGAACCCGCTATAAAAAGTAGATGGAACACTGTTCTTAAACATGCCCATCCAAAGATAATATCTGCAGCAGAGAATTGGATGAACAAAACGATTATATAAAAAAAATAAAACTATGAAGAAGTATTCAGATATCGCTCCAATAGTAAAGAGCAATATAAAAAAGATAAACACCGAAACAGAAAGAACTTTTGCTATGAGGGACATAGAAAATATCCTAAGTAAACATAACGTTTCTTCTATATCCGAACTTCCTTTGAGCGTAAAGGCAGAGATAATGAACGGAAAATAAGTAGTTTAACTTTAAAGTATTTAGGGGTCTTTCCTTAACGGTGGGACCCCATTTTTTTGATATATAGATTAAAATTTAACGCTCGGAATGGAATCAACGTTAATAGAAACAATATCTTTCATAGAGAGAGTTGGAACATTTCAAGGACTAATAGTTGTCACCCTTTTATCAACCATATTCGTTTTGACACGATATTTTATGAAAAGGGTCGACGTTAGTTTTATCGAAATGAAAGATATGAACGAAAGCCTAAAGAAGAAAATTGACGAGTTAGAAAAGAAGAACGAGGAAATAAAGTTTTCAATAGAAGAGGCAACAAAAAAACGGATGGACAAGAAAACCACATTCATGAGAAATCATCCGTTCTTCTCTACGATCGATTACTTAATAGATGTAAAAATACCAGGTATACACTTTAAATCTGGTTTTAAAAAGACCGCATTTACCGATATACTTACCTTAAAACTAAGGGCATCACAGGAGATTTTTAGGAATTTTGTTGCAAATGAATCAAACCTAAACGTAGACTCCGTTGAGTTTAGAAACTATTCAACGAAGGCAATAAAGGATTCATATAAAAGATTTACGGCAGATTGTGAAAGGGCGGGAATACCCGATATTGTCATGGAATCTTTCAATTCATGGGTAAACCCATTGACTCGATTCCTGTTTTCTACTGTTGAAAACATATGTGATAGCAAGATGTACGAGTTAAACATCGATAAGCTAAACGCTATATTAAGCATAAACCTGGCTATATTCGATGAAATGATTTCAAACATCGAACTGTATCTCGATGAAATAAACGGAGATTTTAACGGTCTAGTTTATAGAGGTATAAAATGCGAAGAGGAACATAAGGATTAAATTTGTCCCATCCCTGAGAAACTGGAAAGATCTTCATCCTTTAGATTATCATATATTTGTTCAAGGGTAGACCCTGAAGAAATCTGAGGAGGAGTTATAGGTAATTCTTCTTTTGCAACCTGTTCTCCTGCCTTTGCACCGTCTTCCGTGTCGGTTTGTGTTGAAGGTTCTCCTTGTTCTGATCCAGGAGATTGTTGTGATGGTCCTTCTCTTTCCTTTAATATTATTGAACTACCGCCTTGTACTACGTTCTCTGAAGAGATTTCATATCTATTCAGTATATTTTGGGAAGATTCTAAAAATAATTCCACCTGTAACAAGGATAGCTTCGTCGTTGACCCGTCAGGAAACTGTAAGGTTATTTCTCTCATTGGATCGCCTTTGGGTGTTTCCGATATTCCCATTAAAGATAAAGGAGCGAAAGGGGTTTTTCTCTCTTGAGCATTAAACTCTACGGCAGATTCTCCAACAGGAGTGAGTTTATACTTTGTGTAATTTTCCCTGACCCATTTAGGCCATTCAGAGAGATTTATATTTTCTACTCTGTTATCATCAAAATTCACTCTTACCTTTTCTCCTGTATAATAAAAGGGGCAGTCTTTAAACTTTTCAGGCGTCTTCATGTCCTGCATACAAGCGGATTTTAACGATGACATGAACTTTACGAAGTTATTTTTTATGTCAGGATCTGATTCGTAGAAATCCTTATAAAAATTCTTTATGTAGTTACTGTTATCTGCTGTTTCCCATGAAATTATGGGATTATCATCCTTCCCGTATTTTTCTTGGCCCATACTGAGATTCCATGCATCAAATATCAACATCATCATGAAATTGTATGCGCAAACGTAAGTAGATATTATTGGGTCATCTCCCACTAGACCTCTTATGTTTGGAAGATACGGCATCAGCCAAGATGTCATAACGTCACTTTGTAAAGATTCCTTTCCGTATAATGTGTATTTTGTTCCCGCAGAAAGAAGAGCCCCTGCTGCGACTCTTAACAAAAATACACCTATTGCTATAGGAACGCCTTCATTTATTGGTTGATACCTTTGATTTTCAAAAAGCTTAGGAACCCAACTAAAAAGTTTTTTCACTACTCCTACACTTGCCTTTGTTCCGCTTTTAACTAATCCCGGAAGACTCAATACTAAAGTGGGATCCTGCATTATAACCTTACCGAATGGAAGACCAAGTCCTGCTAGATTACTTAGATCGTCCTCGTTGTTAATGTATTCTACTAGGATGTTCCTTGATTTTGAATCTGGCCACTGATACCATTCATCGATAACACCAACGAGTATTTCCGCAGAGGTTCCATTAGATTTAGATTTCACAAAATCCGCAAGATTCTTAAATCCCTTTGCGTTTGGAAACTTATCCATTTCTCTACATGGTCTTGCGGTTGGATTCTTTCTATAGGCTTCTATTATCTTATCCATGTATTTACCTATTATGTTTACCTCGGTAAATTCATCGACCTCGTTTATATTATGCCATTCTGCGTAGCTCTTTATCATTTCTCTATGATTTTAAAGTAGTTATAAAGCGTAAAAACAAATTGGTTCATCCTGAGAAGATAACCCATACTGGTGTTTTTGAAAAGCCTAAATAGTCCATAGGTTTCAAACGGAGAGTTGTATTTCTTAGTTCCGTATTCCAACTCATCTATTCCCATCATTGTAGATGTCATGTATGCAACAATAGTTGGGCTTATGAAGGATTGTTTTGTTATCAGGGATTTGAATGAAGACACGTCCACTTCTCCTGTAAGATTCATAAATTTAAGACAGTCTTCCATTATTTCATAAAACCAATCCGGAGAAACAGAGTTAGGTCTATTTATTAAAATCTTACTATCGATGTTAAGCCTTTCAAAAAATTCATCTTCGTCTACGGCCTTGTACAACTGTGATAATATATTCCAATCACTCGAAGATCGCTCTATCGAAGGAGGAAAAGAATCTTCAAAAAGCTTTTCTAGATTCACAGAAAAATCCTCTGATTTTAATCTATAGAACCAAGAGGATTCATACCACCTTGTGAATTCTTCGGCCACATCTCGCTGTTCATCTTCTGTTACTTTGTTTCCGCTTACTTGAGCGTTTATTATCGCGATATGGCTACGCTTCAGTACCAGATTTTTAAGATTTTGACCAAAAAAGCTCTTGTTATCGTTAAATATCTCAGACGCCCTGGAAAAATAACACAGCATGTTACTATCATCCAACACTTGCGCAGAATATTGTTTGAGCAGGATTCTTTGTGCAACCAGTGCAAGAAACTGAGGGTATGTTATCTGGGAATCTGCGAGATTTTTTAAGTTTGAAAAATCAAATGATATTTCGCGTTCTTTAAAAAGATCCCTTAAAGACTTGGTTTCCTCTGCCATGATTTCTTATACTAATTTTTTAAACATAGAAATAGGTATGATCAATCTCGTTGATCCATCTGTGTAAAGACCCTTTACTTCAGGGTTTGTTGTTCTACTAAACCCATGAGTGTTACCCCATCCTATGAGCTCCCTTCTAACGCTTCTTATTATATCTCTTGAATCTCTTCTTGAATCTATTCTATTGATGTATTCCTGATATCGGGAATCTCCTATCTGCCCCTCCTGTCTAAGGGCTTTAAGTATTCTTAGAAACTCTGGAGAAGTGTAGGCTATCTTAAATACCTTTATTCCCATGTATTCCTCTTCTCTCAAACCACTCGTATCTGCTTGGGCTGATGTTTCTTCGTAATCATATGGCTTTTCTATGACACCAGGGTAAGACATGATATCTGTGTCTCCTATCTGATCATACACCCATGCACAACAACCTATTATTAACATCCTTTGATACAGGCCGAAAAGATATGTGTTGTATAAAGCACCCATCCAGGTTTCCTTTCCCTGAGCTGGCATGGACTTACTCTTTTCTATCACAAGCTTTGAAACCTTCTTAATAGAAGGAATTGCTGTTTCCATGTCAGGGAGATTTGCGTTTAGGTTTGCATCTACTATGAAACTATTAAACGCAGAGCTTATATCAGGAGAAACCCCTGATGATATTGTGTTAGGCTCATAAATTGTAGTATCAAGCCACGTAACATACTGATCGTTTTTGGCTATGTTGTTTATTAACCATGCTACACCCTTTTGCCAGGTTGCCTGTGAAAAGAAATCCTTAAGATTCGTAAATATCTTAGTCATTACCCCAGAAAGAACATCGGCGCTGGTTTCTCCCTTGTTTAATATTATTGAATCCGCGTTTTCTTGTATGGAAGCTCCAAGTTCTCCGGATTCCAAAAACTTTTCGAATTCAATCAGAAATTCCTTAAGAGTTTCTTTTTCTTCTTTGTATCTTTCCAATGTTTTCTTTGTACCCCAAAAACCTCTTAGTTTAGATTTTATCGATTTTTTGTCCTTCTCAGAAATGGATACGGAAAAAATCTTCTTTGTCTTTATAGCCTTCCATGCCTCGATTGCAAACGTGTTCACAATTTGGGCGGTAAATATGGAAAGCTCTTCATCCGTGTTATTTAACAGCTTGGTAAAAACAGAGTTTTTAGGAAACATCTTCTTCTCTAGTTGAAACGCCCATAACCAATCAGATATACTAACTTCTGATATTGCCTTTCCATCTAAATCGCTAGCGTCCTTCATGGCTTCGTTCAACGTTCGCTTTTCCGGAAGCAGGTTTTCGATGTTTTCTCCTTTAAACCTAGTTTCGGGCAAAAAGGACTCTATTCTTGAGATGTTTTTCATTCTCTATATATCAAGTCTTTGAAGTAACGAGGGACTCCAAATAACTGTTAAATTTTACAAGGGACTTTTCTCCGGGCTTTCCTGTTTCCGGTAAGGATAGTTTTTTCTGATAGAACGTTATGGCTTCTTGAGTGTCATCATCCAAAGTTCCCGTTACAGATACCGTCACGGGTACATTTTCGGCACGTTGTATTTGACTTATTACCGTCTGATAGTTCTTTATCTCTTGGCTGGAAAAAGATTCTTCTACCTCGTTATCCGAGGAAACTATAACCCTACATATCCTTTCTAGTAAAAACAGATTTATCATGGATCTCATTACACTTCCGAAACTTGAATATTCCATAACCCCAAAAAGCGTTCTTTCTTTTCCCATGTTTCTGTAAACATCATCAACGTCCCCGCTTATGCTAAGATAGATTCTCTGTAATTGACCCGAAGAAGCTAAATTAAACGAATCTCCTGTTAATTCGTTTATAGCTTCAACCGTATCATAAAGAGAATTATCATCGAATCGATATATCTGAGAGAACGGAGATTCCTTTGATTTGTAGGACAGTATTATCGCTATCATCGCAACAAATACTTCTTCCTTTTCTGATAGCTGTTCGTATAGGTCTTTTCTTATCCTTTCTGTTCTCTCGTCCATTTCTTCCTGCGTAATAATTCCATTTTCGGTCAACGCTGATTGCATTGTAGATTTTATGAAATCGTCATCTATCCTTCTTTTAAACGAGGAAAACAGCCTTATGAATTCTGTGGACTCTTCTAATAAGTCACCCGCGTTTACTGGTTGATTGGAACCCAACAGTATTTTCATGTTTGGATTTGAATACGAGGCGTAGCCGCTTTCTCCAAGAGAAACCGGATTTCCGTTTTCATAGAAAGTTTCTTCTAAAACTTCTGCTGCCATTCCTTCTGCTTCTTGTACGGCCTTAACTACCTTTGCAACTCCTATCTTTTCTTCTAGGCTGTTAAAAAACTTAATGAAACTCGAAGCACCTTCCAACTCTGATTTATTTTCTTCAAAATACCTTTTTGGATACTGAAAACAGAGTTGGGCCATTGAAGAAAAAACTGTTGCAACCGTGGCTCCTTCGCTCACAAGGCTTTTTAATTCTTCCGCATCATCTACCGGAAGGTCTTCCTTTCCTCCTGAAAAGAATATCTTAAAGACGTCTAAAAATTGTGCCTTCGATGTATCTATCTTGGTTTCTGTTATGCCTTGTTCTGCAAAAGTTTTTGCCGAATCATCCAAACAATCTTTATAACTTTGTGAGCTTTCGTTCTGTTTTCCTGCTTTTATATAGTTCCAAATGAGAGAACCTCCTATTGAAATGGCCCCCAAAGCTATGGATATTTTTATGGTTTTTTTAAACATATTCCAAAGACCCTTTCCTTCACCAGAAGGATCTTTAGGACCTCTTGTAAATAGGTTACGAAAATTAGATTTTCCACTGTCATTAAGGTCCGTTTTTATTTTACTGTGAGCAGCTTTTGGACCCTCGTTTTTTACAGTGTTGAATGCGTCATCGTTTATGTTTGACCCTGGTTCGGAACCATACCTTGCTCTACCATAGGGATCGTAACGAGAACCTGCGTAACCCGTTCTTGCTCCGGTTCTTCCGGTTCTTGCATACTCATCGGCGTAAGAACTTGTCCTTCCTGATGAAGCTTTAAAATCATCCACCTTTTGGGCGTGCATTCTAGCTTTTCTCATCTTTTCTGCAAACTCCTCGGGGGTTTTTGCATTTGCTGCATCATCTAAGGCTTTGTTTGAATCCTCTATAGCTGTTTCTAATTCCTTTCTCATCGGCCTTGAAGGAACTTCTTTTATGAATTCCGAGTGTTCAGCATTGTATTTTGCCTCATCTGATATTCTCTTTGACTTATTTAATACCTGTTTTAACTCCTGTCTTACACTGGTTACCCTCTCTGTAGAACCAGAGGTATATGCATCCTGTAGTTTTTTTCCTATGTCGTCATATTGTTTTTCAAGGCTCTTTCTTGCTGTTTTATCCAGGGATTGGTACCATGATTCGTCCTGCATCTTTAAAAGCTCATCGAATTCTTTCTCTGCGCCTCTAAGTTTACTGATGGTTGGGGTTTTTCCAAATAGCTTATTTGCTCCGGATTTTATTCCCTTTCCTACTGTTTTACCTACGTATTTTCCCGCCTTAGAAACCCCCTTTGTTCCATAACGTAATAAATCACCGACCACGCCTTCATTGATTTCGTTCTGGCTTTTTTCGTTGTTCCACTGTTCAAAATTCCTTATCATGCAGTTTGTTTATTTTGCTGTATAGGTTTATAATTAAATTCAGATTGCAAGTACTCTACAATTGCATTTTTTAACTCATCTGCTATTGGTTTCCATTCCTCATCGCTCATCAAGGATTTGTTGTAGCTGTCTCTCAATTTTTTTCGTAGATCTCCGGACATCGGAACTGGGCTACTTTCAGCATCGATGTTATTCACAAACGTTCTCACAGAATATTTTATAACGTCGAGCAAGAAAGGAGTAACGAGATAGGTTAGTTTAAACTGTGATCCCTTTACCGATGCCGATTTATTGTATTCTTTTAGAGTTCTTATGAACCATGAGAGCACGTTAAAGTAAGAATCGTACCTGGAATCCTTTGAACCCTCTTGTCCAAATGAAACCTTGGCATGATATAACATACTTCCTGAGGATAAAATCATGGAAGAGACGTAATCGGAAAAATCCTTCATTGAAGATATTTTTAGTAGGGTTTTATCGTTAATCTTTATTTCATATTGACCCTCTGCCACCTTCACCATCTTTGAATAATTGAGGTGTTTTCCAAACGTCTCATCGTATATGCTTACGAGGTCCGGCAATTTTCCGGCGGTAATGTCATTCCATGTTTGAGAAATGGCATCTAACGTGCTTGTGGCTATTTCCTTTGCTCCCTGTAATATTTCATCTGGTTTTAAAAAGCTAAATTCACTTTTCTTTACCGGCTTTATTATAGAATCCCCTACATTGTCCATCGCGTATTTAATTGCCAACTGATTGTTTTGTCCTAGCCCTCCTGGAACATTATTTTCTTCGGAAAAGAAAATATAATTTATATCGGAAACAATACTATTAAAGTCTCCACCTAACTGAGGGTTCAGACCCGTTATTTTCATTATCTTCTCTAAAGATTCTTTATGATTCTTGTCCATTTCATTGATGTCAGACATTCTTGAAGTAGAATCATATTTATAGAACAGTGCATTAAGTAATGCGGTTGTTGAAATGTCGGCGTCTTGGAAGTATTGACATTTTTTAAACACCTTTCCTATCTCGTTATCGAGGTGTTTATTAACTTCTTTTAGTTCCTGAAAGGACTTTAAAGCTTCTAAGAATGCTATGTTATTTATGAAATAGATCCCGCCGTCCTGTTCTCCAACATCGATTTTCTGTTTATATGAATCTTCGGATTTTCTAAGAGCATCTGCCTTTTTCTTTGCTTGATCGGAAATTTCCTCTACACATATCAACGAAGTTAAAATTCTAACGTACGGTTCCCAAACCGTTGCTTCTGCCCATTGAAGCCCTGATTCTTTGAGATCGCTCTTTGACATTAGGTCCATTATGGAATCTATGGTACCTTTTGATTTCTCTGGAAAATTTATGTAAATTCCCGATATTTGGCTAGAAATCTTGCTAAATCTCTCTACATCAAAATCCACATCAACGTTTCTTATTAGATCCTTCATTTGCATTAAACAGGATACCTGTTTTCCCATCGAGCCTTGTTGATCGATTTCTCCTATTGCCTTGAACATGGAGTCTACGAATGATTCAACACCGTCGAACGATAGTCCGGTCATATAAGAACTTATCGGTCTTTTTTCAAATAGTTGAACGTTTTCATTAAAGAAGTTAAACATGAAGTTCTTCCTCGTGTCCGGTTCGGTCTCTATGTTTTTTAAATTATCGGTATTCATCATAAACATTGCGTAGAATGACTTATACATGTTTAAAAAGGCTTCTTCGACGGACTCCTTCAAAGATTCATTTCCTTCGGAATAAAACTTAGAAAGCATCGATTTAGCTTCCTTTATGGAAGTTTGGTTCTTAGATATTATCTCTTTCTGCTTTAAGAAAAGTTTAACGAAAATTTCGTAGTAAAGGTACATGAAAAACGTTTCAACGTACTCTTCGTATTCCGTTGTTCCATCCTTTCCCTCTGTATGGCCCAATGTATCTAATAACATTCTAGCCCTGGTATCTCTCAGGCCGGATCTGTTTTCGCCTATTCCTTCTTGAATGTCACTCTTAAACTTTTCGTATGTAAACCCTCCTGTTTTTTCTCTGAAGAAGGTTGTGATCATTCTATCACGAGACTTAAAGTTTTGGTCCTTCAAAAGCACAGACTTAACCTTGACGGGATTTACGTCAGATGCTCTGATAAATTCCCGTTCTAACAAATGTGTAAGTCTATTGTTTATCATTGATTTCATTGTTTTTAGGTTTCCTTTTATTCTGGTGCTTCTTCTGCGGGAGATTCTTCCGGAGTTGGAGGTTCTTCTGGTGGAGCTGGAGCCTCTTCGGTTGGGGCTGTTTCTTCTCCTCCTGCTTCTCCTCCTTCTGTTCCTCCTGCTTCTCCTCCTGCTTCTGCTCCTGCTTCTGCTCCTTCTTCTGTAGAAGCTGCTTCCTTTTCAAGCATCTTCTTATTTTCCTCCAGCTCGCTAGGAGTAAAGTCAAGGAATTGTTCAACCAACCAATTTACGGAGAAGAACGGTTTATCTTCAGGACCACGGAAATCCTTTAGCTTCGTTATGTGATCTATCTCTTTCTGAATTATTTCCATTCTCTTCGATTTCTCAAAGAGGTTATCGCTGTTAAACTTTATTCCTATGTGGTTTCTTATTAAGAGATCGTCCTTCATCTCAGGGTGTTTCAAAACAAAGGCCAACCACAGGGGCTTATAGATTATTTCTTGGAAGCTTGAACGTAAACGATTGATGAGCTTTGAAAACCTTATCTCTTCCTTGTCTGCACCTTCGGCGTTGAAGGTTATGACGCTTGAACCACCTTCCTGATTAAATCTGTTGAAAGGTATACCTGATTCCATTTTTAGCTTATCCCTAAAATATTTTAGAGCATCCATGTTTGTGAGATCAGGACCCTGATTTTCTACGGATTCTATGGAGACAGTTTCTCCACTCTTGCTAGGGAAGATGTAGTTTTTGTAGAATGGTATGTTTGGCCTACCCTGTACGTTTAGCTCACCGCTATCGTTGTCAAGATAAAGATCCTCTCTGTATATCGCCGCAAATTGCGAAAGAGATTGGACCCATCTCTGTGGGGACTTAGATCCCACAGGAACAACCATCTTCATTCTCCACTGGGCGTTCATGATGTTCCAGATTATCCTGGAGTTTTCAAGAACTCGAAGAAGATTAAAGCTTCTTACCAAAGGTTCGATGTAGGATATAGGACCGACGCCTGATCTAGCATAAGATATGTAAATTATCTGGGTGTCATAAAGGACCCTTCTCTTATTATAGTCGTTTTCGTACTGTATCCAGATCTTCTTTCTGACACCGGATTCCAACACAACGTCGGGCCTAAGGCTGGCAGGATCAAGTTCTTTAAATCCGATTATCTCTGTTGCCTTTTCGTTGTAAATTATTTCAAACGCTAAAACACCTTCTATCAAGAATTGGCGAAAGAACGAGTATGCCTGTTGGTCCTCGTTAAACCTAAACGCGGTATAGACCTTATCGAATATTGCGTTAAGGTCCTCTACTATTTCCTTTTCCTTTTCATCTGCTACGACGCCTGGTATGCCCTTTGTATCAACGTAACAAAACCTGTTCTTGTTATCGTAGACTATGCATTCGTCAGCAACAAGACTTATCATGAAGTTTATTTCACCGTTTCTGGCGAACTTCCTGAGCATTTCTCGTTTACCTACGTAGTCCTTATCGAAGTAGGTTATGTACTTTTTAGGGCCAACATCCTGTATGGCCAGAGCATATTGCAACTCGCTTTGTGTTAGAACGTCGGCGCCTGCAACGCTTGCAAACATGGATTCCGTAGAACCAACAGCCATAGACTGTTTGATGACCATGTCATCATAATTCATTCCTAGGTTTGCTATCTTTCTTATAGTAGAAGCAAGCCTGGCGGAAAGTGTATCGTCTTTTCTATCAAAAAAACCTGCCATAGGATCTAATGTTGTATTATATATTCAAATGAGACGTTTTTAAGGTCTTTCCTTATACATGTCCATAGGATTTGTGTTAACGAATGTTGTGGGAAGATAGTATATCAGGAATTTCCAATCCTCATATTTAACAACCTTCATGCTGTCTCTGGCTATCTTGGATCGATCTATCTTTATGAACTGAGGTTTGATATTGATAAGATCAAAAAACTTATCCCTGTACTCCTTGTGTGTGAACGGCATATCTACCTGATCTCTAACACCGTCCTCTATTTTTTCTATGTTATCAAACAGCTGATTTGGAAAGGCTGTCAACATACCTTTTAACAAAATCACCCGTTCCTTTGGAGTTAAATAGTTAAGGTTTATGCCTATTTCAAAAAGTTTATCCCCTTTTTCTATCTTATTTGTTATGCTCAAAAACATAGGATGGAGATCGGGTCCCTTTCCTGCATACAAGAAACTGTATATTTTTCCAGAGAAAAACCTGTTTCTTGTGTAAAGAAGATAGTCTTCTAGGGTTTTTTCGAACCCGGTGTATTGGTTTTTTATGTAGTGCTTTGCTATCCAGGATTGTAGATCCTTTACGTCTACTATCCCGTTTCCTAAAGAGGAAGGACCAAAGTTATAAACGTATTCGAAATCTCCGAAAACGTCTTTTAGGTTTAAAGGATTTTTAAGTTTTCTTCGGTCCATACTTTAAATTCATATCCTATGTTAGCTGCGTATTCGGTTGCAGCTGCCCATTTTGCCTTATTTATAACAAACGTCTTTACGTGATTTGCATATTTTTCCATGCTCTTGAAACTCTTTGGGTTCTTTGCTTCAAATACTGCCTGGTTTTTAGGTTTTATTTCTATTAGATATTTTTTTATTTCCCCTTCATCTGTTCTAATGCTACAAAAAAAATCAACGAAGTATTTATGCATTCTCTGATCAACAGGGGAAAAGTAATTTATTGCAACGGGTTCGCTTGACCAGTTCACAACCAAGGGAGAGATGTCACAAAGCGTCATGAACTTTCTTTCCCACGAGGATCTGTATATTATTTTGGTTAGATCTCCTGCGTATTTCTCTGGGTTAGCAGGAACAAAATATCCCTGTCTAAACATTGACTTTGGATTGGGTGCTAGATCTTTGATGTTTTTCATGAATTAATATATATAATGAAAATAACACCCTTAATATGAAGGAAGTACTTAAACAGATAAACAGCGATAGCGAAGCTTTTGGAAACAAACCACAGAAGAAGATGTCTACCTATCGCATAGATGACGAAACAAAAAAGATCGCTGATCTGGTTGTCGTAACACGCTCTTTAATAAACGGAAGCAGACCTGAACCGTACACCAAATTGATAAAGAATCTTATAAAAGAAGAATGGCTTAGACTAAAACAAGATATACACTTTCATCAACTATTAAAGGATTCTTAAATATTAGAAAGACCTTCGGTTTCGTTGATGTTTATTATCTTGATGTTTTGCGCTCTTCCTCTTAGTCTCTTCCAACCTTTTGCAAGACCGTTCTTTGCTATTTGAGTGTAGTAAGCAAAAGCGTTATTAGATTTTTCTGGATTAAAGTTTCTCCAGTATCTAATTAAATCTTCTATTGCAAAAGCTATGCAATCCTTTCTGTCTTCTTCATACTTAAACTTTAATACTTTAGACAGCTCATTAGCTATGAGAATAAGCATGTTTAATGCTTCAGGTGTTAGCTCGTTTTTTTGCTTTGATTTTATTATTTCCTCAAAGAGCTTCTTTTGATCGATGTATTTTGACATTAATTATTATAGTACTATTGGAACTTTTTGTTATGATATGGACTTTATTCCTGAAGCAAGTTTATAATAAACGTCTTGAAGCCCCTTTGTATTGACATCTATCTGATCCAAATCCTTTATCACATCGTTTAGGGTTTTAAGTACATCGTTCAATTGATCGATCTTTGAATAGATCGTTAGCTTCTTTTGTTCTCTTTCTATGTCCCTTTTGACGTTTATTATCTTTCCGTGAAAGTCTACATCGTCAGCATTGAGTTGACCTTCAAAAAAAGAAGACTGATTTTCTGGATCAGTCTTCAAAAATTCATTTATCTTTTTTATGTTTCTCATTTAGAGGTTTTTTATGATTCTTCAATAGCTCCGCCATATGATCCGTCGAGGTCATCCTCTTCGTTTTCTTCGAACTGTATCTGCATATCATCCTCAGATGAATATTCATCCGAATCATAACCGTCTAAATCTGTGTCCCTTATAACTAGCTGTTTGCTTCCGTATCCTGGATTATCTTTTGACATCTTTTCATAGTGGTGAAGATCGTCCTCTTCATCTGATTCCATTTCCAATTCATCAGACTCTATTGATTCCATTTTTCCAGAACCAAAACTTGCACCCCCGTGTCTTAAATCAATGTCATCGATGGGCATGATTTCTCGGCTTCTCATTGAATGTGAATGTTCAAAGTCATCATCGAAGTCATCGTCTACATCCTCTTCATCAAAATCCTCTTCTTCGAAATCTCCCTCTTCGAAATCCTCTTCTTCGAAATCCTCTTCTTCAAAATCATCGGGCCAAGATTCTACATCCTCTTCATCTGGATCGTATGGAGAGTATGAATCTTCTTCGGATTCATCAGAATCGTAAAAATCATAAGTTGTTCTACCTTCTTCTAATTCATCGTCAATCTCCATTGTCATGTCGTCTATTTCGTCTTGGTCCACGTCTGGATAATAATCTTCATAACCTCTTGATGCCATGGAATCAAAAGAATCAACGTCTGTATCGTATACGGTTCCAAATTCATTGTGTCTAACGACATTAGAAGGATCTGTTGTTATTCCTTCGACATCATCCATTGCAATGCTTTCGATTTCATCATCATCGAAATAGTTATCAAGTCCGTAAGATTCCTTTATGGATTTCTTTACGTCCGAATGCTTTCCGCTAGGTTTTCCGTTTGAACCCTGTATCATGGAAAGATTAACTTCCGGTGAAGCGGATGAAGGTCTCTTGATCATGGTTTCAAGAACGTCTATCTCTTTGTTTGTGCATTGAACGGTTTCACCGTTATTCAACAAAGTTATGAACCTTTTATCGACCCCATCAACAGAAAGTATTGTACCCGTTCCCTTTCCCCTTACTTTAACCGTATCACCTACCGATGGTAGCGGAACGTTTGATGCGGCTTCGTTCAACTTTTTTGATGCTAACGAATACTCTCTCTTAAGTTCCCTTAAGTGTTCTTTTAGAGAATCTTCCAACACTCCGATCGTTTGGCTTTCTCTTACTGCCTCATCTCTTTGTTTTTCTATTTCAAGCTTCTTCAATTCATTTTCTACTTCAACTATTTGGTTGAATAGACCGCTTGATTTTTGTTGCATCTCGTTTATTTGACGATTCTCTCTGGAGATAGCCTCAACAAAAGATTCCGATATGTCATAAGAAAGAGAGTCCCAGACAAAATTCTTGAGCTGTGTCACCTTTGTGAAGTTAACCATCTTGTTCTCATTCATCGCAGGATTCATGTAATTAACAACATACCTGTCGCCCTTTATAACGTTTATCTTTAAACCTTCGTATATGTTGGACGATATTGTCTTGGCAAAGTCTATTTCCATCATCTTTCCGATGTTTTCGTGTATAGTTAAAACATCGTTTAGCGTTCTGCTGTAATTTGGATCTATGATTGATGTTACAGCAACCTTGTGTTTTAGATCATCTCTCGATATTTGTTGTTCGTTAAGCTCTATGGTTCCGTTCTCATTTATCTTTACAATGTCCTTACCCATCAGCATCACGATGTTGTCGCCCTGAATTGAGAAGTTTCTAGATTTAGAGATATTGTTTATAACACAAAGAGAAGGAGAATTCCTTTGCACTTCTTGCTCATTTACAGGAACTATGTTGCTTAGGTTCTTCTTGTAAAAAGAACCATCAAGAAGTATGTAATCTACTGATTCCTTTATGTCAACAAATCCCACAGAAGGTTTAACTGTACACTTTGAAGTGTTTGTTAAGATATTGAAACCTCCTGACGAGTTTTCCATTAACCTAAGGTTATTTGCTAGCTTGTTTATATTTGTGTCAAATCGGTAGCGATCAAGCTCATGAATTATCATTTTCCTTGATCCTGCTGTTCTATCGTTTAGATAGCCCTCAAGCTTTTCTATAAGAGAAGAATATATGAAGCTATTCCTTGATGCCTTTATGGAATCTATAGAAGACTTTACAAGTATGTCCTCGGAAAGGCTGTTCTTACGAGCCTCTAGAATTTCAAATTCCCTCTTTACAACAGGCTCCCAAAGTATAGGCTTTAGAACATTAAGATAGTTCTCTATCATCAGATAGTCTGGATTTACTTCGCTCATCTTTCTGAACTGATCGATAGGACCCTTAATGTGAGGATATTTAGATATAGAACCCTCAGAAAGTATCTTCTCTGCGGATTTCTTTATTCCCATGTCCAGTAAAGAAAGCAATCTAGCCTCGTTAGCGACAAATGTTTTTACCGCAATATCCGTTGTGTATGGAGAAAGCTTGTCCATCGCTATCTCAGAAAGATTCTGGTCTGGTATGCTATCGGCCATCTCCAAAAGAGACTCGCATATGCGTCTTACTGCGCCCTTTGCGGTTTTATTAGAAAGAATAGCCAAGCGTAATTTAGCTGTGTTCATTGGAACCATATATTTTTCTCTTTATTATATATCAGTTTTCTTGGAAAAGTTTGTTACATTGGGTTTCTATTTATAGATAAGGAATTTACGTCCTTAAACAATCTTAGGTTTACTCCAAGCCCGTCTGGGAAAGGAATGTTGCTCCAGAAATCCAAAACCAAAACCGTAAATTCGTCGTCAGAGTTATATGCGATTTTACAAAGGTCACCAGGGTTAAATTCTCCTCTTCCTGATATGTATTCTACTTCCCATATGGAAGATGTGACTTCACCGTTGGAGTCCAACTGGTTGCTAACTGTCTTTATCCTGAATGTGACCGAAGCTGTTTGTGTCTTATTAACTATTGTCAATATACGACTAAATTGGCTCTCTGTCATGTAAACAGATTTCATCCATTTTGTCAGATTGTTTGAATTGAAATCTGTGCCACTCACGGTTATTTCTGTTACCTGATCAAAGGAATTAGGCTCGTCAGTCGGTAAGGATATACCAGGAACGTCAATGTTAAACTTCAATTGGCCGTTTGAAATCGTGTCTCCTGAATCAACATACTCAAATACTTGGAAGTGTTCCTCGGAAGGAAGTATCATGACAGAAAAATCAGTTATCCTGTTGTATATCGTCGAAAGATCTTCGCTATCAAGTATTGGAACTGTTATGGTGTTTCCTGATCTTTGGCTAGGACCGTTTACGGTTACAACAAAGGATTTTTCGTTGTTAACGTTCTTAATCGTCAGATATTGTCCAGGTAATATGTTTTTCTCGTCGATATATGAGTCAAAAACCAATGTCATGGAATTCTCATCGATGGAAGATGCTACAGTCAATCTAGGATTGTTGTCCTTTACGTGTTCTCTTTGTCTGTAGACTTGAGAGCTAGAACTGAATGTTTGGATACTGTTACCCTTGAAAAACTCCGTGGTCTTATCTATAACAGGCAAATATGTCTCAACCTCTATATCAAATCCCATTTTGATTCTTTGGTCTTGACCAACTTCATATGAGTATTGTTTTTCACCTGGAAGAGGTGAAGGTATCATGGCCCTTGCCGGTATTCTTATCGATTCGTACCTAAAACTAAAGGGTATGGTCTTGAAAAACTCAGAAAAGGCAACCTGTGCAATCCTGAAGTAATCCAACAGTATATCGACTATTATATCGACACGAAACTGTACCCGAAGGGGAACGATTATGGCTTGTGCGGAATACGTTTTCATCGCTCCGTCAACAAGCTTTTGATATTCTATTCTGACATAATTGTTAGTCAATGAGTCTTCCGGCATCTGTATTCCAGCTATGTTTACAACTCCTCTGGGTATTGGATCGTAATTTCCATCGGCAAACTCAAACTTACAATTATCCATGTTTATGAATTTGTCCTGTATGAATCTACCGTCACCGACAAGACTGTAATAGAAGTCCAAACTAAAGGTCCTGGTTTCAGTTGGACTTATTATGACATCGTACTTTATTCTGTCATTCAACGCATTTATGAACGCAACTATAAGCGCACGAAAGAATACGTTGTCAGAATTTGTTTTAAAGTTAAATGGATTCATTGTTTGCTATATACTTTAACCTACTTTTTCCAGTTCAATCGAAGAGAAACCATTGTTTTTTGAAGTCCTAAGTATGTAATCAAATTCTTCGTGAGGAAGTATGGAATGGTTTACAACTATTGTATTTAATTTTAGTTCTCTGGTTATTTTTCCTAGGCTCTTTATCATGTGATACACGTTATTTGTATCAACTGAAGAGAACACCTCGTCCAAGAAAAGTACGTTTAGCATTGGAAATTTCATCTTAACGAGTTTAATAAGGGAAAGAAGGACTATTATGTCTACCTTCTTTGCCTCTCCGGTTGATAGAGAAGCAGGTGATATCTCTTCGCCAAGATGAGTGAGAACAGCATTGAACTCCTCGTCGAATCTTAATTCATAGTCAACGCTCATCTCCGAACTAAGTTCGCTTACGTACCGATTGAACATGGGAAGTATGCTCTGTATCGCAAGTTGTTTAACACCCTTTTCACCCAAAACCTGATCAATGACCTTGTTGAATCCTACCATGGATTCTGCCTTTGATCTCTCTTTTTGTTTCTCGGCAAGAGACGTCTCATTCTCGGATATCATCTCCCTTATTGCTTTAGTGTCCTCGCTCGTGTTCTTCTTACGTTCTATTTCATCTATCTCTCTTCTTATGGAACCAATGTTTGCCTTTATCTCCGCTTCCTTTTTATAGAAGGATCTTTCTACGCCTTGTAGCTGTTCCCATTTTTCGATTACCTTTTCGTAGCTTGGCATAATCTCGTCAACGGAAGATCTGAGCGCATCAATGTTTGACTGTATCTCGGATTTTCTTTTCTCTCCAAAGTCCTCTGATATGTCTCTTTCGCATGTTGGACACATCTTACTATCGAAGAACTTCATTTTTTCTTTAAGCGATTTGATCTCGTATTGCGATGAACGAATAGCATCTTCCATCGTGGACTTCTTTTTTTGGATTGCTTCCTTGATCGAATCTATTTTTTTCTTCTCCTCTTTCGAGGATTCTATTGACAACTCAAGTTCCTTTGACCGTTCCTTTAGATCGTTAACCGTGAAGGCTTTTTGCTCGTTCAATCTTCTCTCGGTTTCCTTGAGTCTGATTGAGTTCTTTTCTATAGATGACTCTAACCATTCTATTTCCGAATTAACAGAATCCAACATAGACTTCACTTCCTTTGAATCAAGCTTCAACAGCTCCCTCATTTGGTTTATGAGATCCAACGAGAATAATCGATCGATTATTGCCCTCTTGTCCGATGGAGACATGTTTATGAAGCTCTTGAAGTCGTTTATATTTAACGATATCAGATTGTCAAAAACGTAATATGGCATTCCATATAACTCTTCTTCAAGGTAGTCCTGTACGTTCTTTTTACCAGATTCATCGTACCTCTTTCCGTCAACTGTGACCTCTAGAGTTGTGGGAGAAACTCCTCTTTCGATGATTATCTGCCTTCCCTTGGATTCCAATTCGACCCTAACCCAACCGTTTTTGTTTTTTCTATTTGCTAGGTCCTTGAGTTTTTTGTTGTTCACCTTTCCATACAGAGCAAACGTTATGCACGAGAGGAAACTTGATTTCCCTGTGGCATTTTCACCCATTAACATGTAGAAACCTGGATTCTTTTCCAGGTCTATAGTTTGAACTCTGTTCCCGTACGATGTTATATTCCTCCATAACACTCGTTTTATTTTCATTTGTCTAGTCCTTTTATTTCTACTACCCTAGAATAAAGAGATTTTGCGTACTTCTTTAACGCGGTCTTTAGTTTATCTTCATAGGAAAGAGATTCTATAAACCTCTCTGTTAGACTCATGAGATCCAAATCGTATTCCTGATTTTGCACCTCGGGATTTTGTTCGTTTAGGTGTGCGGAAATAATGTTTGTTTTAAACGTCAGCTTTCTATGAAACCCGTTTAGGACCTCTTCCAACTCCTGAAATGGAAAGTTTATGGCGTCGGATTCGTTCATGTAGATGTCAACGAAGTTGTTTCTACAGGTTTCCCTTAGATCCTCTAGCTTTGTTTCCAAAACCTGTTCAATGTTTAGTCTTACGAACCTGGGAGATATGGGGTTTTCTATGAACTCCTCGGTTCCTGATTCGGTGTCTATTATCCAATAACCCTTTGAGTTTCCTATGTCAGAGCGTGTCAACTCGTAAGGGCATCCTATAAAGTTTATGTTTCCGACCTTCTGTCTGTAGTGTATGTGTCCCGTATAAACTTTGGAGTACGTGCTGAACTCTTTGACTTCGTTTCCGTGGTCAACCTTAGTCCACTTATTAAAGTCAGCACCCTTAACGTCCGTGTGACAGAAAAGATAGTCGGCACCCTTGAAGCGAGTTAGACATTCTTTTTCCTGATCGGGATTTGCTCTCCATGGCATCATTAACATTTTCTTTCCGGAAAGCTCTATCATTTCGGGTTCTTCGTAAACAGTTACATTTGGCAACCATCCAAGGGGTTTTACCGAGTTTATGCTATTGCTATTCAAATCGTGGCAATCGTGGTTTCCGAGTATAACCCGCACAGGGGAAATTTTTGAAAGCTTTTCAAATATCTCCATTCCGAGATTTAGCACCTTTAGGTTTATGCTTTGTCGAGAATCAAAGACGTCTCCGAGGTGAAATATTTCGTCCCCGGGTTTCAACCTCTTTTTGACATCATCGATGAACCAGTCAAAGAAAAATGATCTTTGTATCTCTATCCATTCGACGGAGTTTGATCTTACTCCCAAGTGTGTGTCTGATATCAGAAATATTTTCATTAAAAAAGCTTCTTTATGTTCATCTTTGAAAATATGTGGTAGTCTTTATCGAGCTCGTTTAGGAGCTGTTCCTTGTGAGACATGTTCATCTCTTTAAACATATTTTCGTAGTTACATCCAAGGTACTCACAGGTTCCTATAACAAACTCCATCATAGAATACGTTGTGTCGCTTTTTCTGACCTCCTCTATGACAAAACAGAAGAAATCGTTTAGCTTTGCCTTGGGAAGTTTCCGTTTTGGATGATCCTCAAGACTAAACGTGGATATCTTTGTTATCTCTTCTATTTTTTCCAAAAGGGCTTTAAACCTGGAATACTTCTCGCTGTTATAGTATTCGTCTAGATTTTGATCTGCGTATTCATCGCTTATTCTCATGTCCCTCGCATGAAAAAACTCGTGATCTAGGTTCCCTGAATTGTACTTGTTATCAAGTATTTTGTCGCCGTGTCTTCTACTCATATGCTTGCACTAAATGGTGGTTCGTTATTTTCTTTTATCGTCATCCTCTTGTAATCGACAGAAAACTTTTTCTTAAGGTTTATTTCCTCAGAGTTTCTCAACGCAAGGGCCTTTATGATATACTCGTTTTCTGCCTTCATTATCTCTGTCTGTATTATGCCGTAAAGCGTGTCTACGGTTGCAGCAAGTCCCATCGACTCGGATATATCTGTCATGAACATATCACTGTTTCCAAGGTTTGTTCGATTTATCTGTGTTGCCGATAGTATTGCCCATTTGTTTCTCATGGCCATTGCCCTAACATCTTCTGCTATCTGTTTTATCTTTTGATAAAGGTTTTCCGTGTTTGGGTTTCTCCAGTTTTTCATGATGTTGATGTAATCTATAACAACAAGATCAAACTTTATTCCCTTTATCATCTCTATCTTTCTTATAAATGTCTCTATTTCGTTCACAGAAGAGGTAGAAGCAGGATAGGATTTTATGAAGAGGTGGCCAAACGGATTAAATCCATCACCGTAATTTATGGTCTCCTGTATCTTCCTCTTCATCCAGACAGAGTCCTCTATGTTGTTGCTGTATTCCGATGTTGTCACACCCATAAGATTTGCCGACAAACGTTGTAGATACTGGTAATCCAAAAGTTCAAGCGTCACTATCATGACGTTCTTGTTGGATTTCACTGCGTTTGCCGCCATGTTTAATAACCAAACGGATTTACCCGACTTTGGACCTCCTGCCAAAACGTTCAGTGTTCCAGGAATCCATCCTCCTCCCATGGTGATATCGAAATACGAATACCCTGTTTTAAACGATTCGTAGCTTATTGATTTATGACATGTTGGATCGCTGAAATCCAAGAAGTCATCACCACCCACGTCTATGGTTCCGCCATCACGTATCATCGCAACAACCTTATCGACCACGTCCTTTACGTTTTCGGTGTCAACCTTTTGGGTTTTCATGAATGTAAAGGCGTCAAACAAGGAGGTGTTAAGTGATCTCCATTGTATCCAAGCCTCAACCGTCTCGGAAAGCCATTGCGAATCGTAGTCTTCAAGATTCACGTTGAAGAGGCTATCGATATAATCAAGAGTTATGACCTCTTCAAGACGATTTGACTTTATCAGGTGTTTTATCTGTTCTCTTGAAGGGGATTCCTTATACTTCAGAAAGAATTGTTTACATATTTCATAGACCTTCTGTATCTCTACGACTTCGAAGAATTTTGTTTCTACGGTATCAAATAGCCTTGAGTCGGAAAGTATACGATTGAATACTATCTTTTCTGTGTATACGTCTGGGGTCATTTAAACGGAGATTTAATTATTTTATAACTTGTTTTTGTCGATGAAATCTTCTTGTCAAAATATCCTTTTTCTGTTGCCCATTCTGTCAATTTATCGACGTATTCTGAATTGACCTTGAATTTTAGCGCGTAATGTATACTAGAATGGGATATCGAATCTGATCCCTTTTCTTCCATGTATCTGAATATATCGTACATCGCATCCTCATAACATAGATATCCATCGGAATTTAGATAGGTTCCAAGGATGTACTTGAGTTTTAACTTTTCCTTAATCAAGTATGTCTTCTTCATCAAACTCACCGTATATTTCTGACATGCTTTCCGATCCTACTATGTTTGGAAGTTCAAATAAAGGCTTTATGACATTTTCGTCTAGTGATTTTAATATCTCTTCTGTAAATACCGATGAAGTGAAAAGTTGTCCCGCCTTTATCGTTGAGCCTAGGTGTTTTACGGCGAATGTCTTTGGGTTTGCAGAATCGTCAGGAATGTAGGTATACTCTCCTGTTTCTATCTTTTCTACGACTGGTTTTCCTCTCTTTATGACAGGATTTCCGTCCTCATCCAATATAGGTCTTTCTTCTATTAACTCCTCTAGCTTTCCTGGTCCAATTCCAACGGTTTCCCAAGAAACGTACCTTTCTAGTCCGACAAACGGATTCATTCCGTTGTAGAAGGAAATATGAAACTTTACAGGTATAGGTTTGGCAAAACGATTCTTGGTTGGTTTGGATGTGACCAAAACCCCGGTCTTTGTCATTCCCATCTTTTCTGCTTCCTTGTTGTTTTCCTTTAGGTTTGCTTTTGAAAGCATAAGGATTATCGAAGCGGCATATATTGCACCACCACCGCCGGACATTATCTGGGTTGGAACGTATGCACCTACGGCTGTGTAACTGTGATTGGTGAAAACCAGGGGTATCTTCAATTCTGCTAGATCTGTTGTTATGATCCTAAACAGTGATCGTATGTCTCCTGCCCTTGTCATGTCTTTCTTGTCGCTTCCTGCCAGAGCATCGTTTCTTTCTTTTTCTGTGGCAAGGTTTCCAATTGAGTCTACTATGACCATGATCTTTGGAACTTCAAACCCCTTGTCCTTCTTTTCCTTTAGCTGATCATAAAGGTTGGCGCAAAAAACTTTCAGACTCTTTATTGTATTGACCGGTTGATAGCGTATCTTTTCTGGATCCAATCCAAACTTTCTTGCTATGTCTTCATCTATGGCAGACTCGGAATCGCAGTATATTATGTAGTATCCCTGTTTCTGTGCTTCCCTTGCTATGTTCAAGCAGAGGAACGATTTTCCCACCCCGGATTCTCCGCTGAGCGCTACGCTTCTTGTGTTTGGTATTCCGCCAAACAGAGACCCTGATATCTGCGCGTTTAATACGTAATTACCTGTTGAAATGTACTCGTCGATCTTTGAAAACTTGTTCTCGGTCAATATTGATCCAAGATCACTGACCTTTGATAGGGTTTTATCCAGATCCTCAAATGAAAATGTTTTTGCCATCGGATGATTCCTTTATTTTAAAATAGTGTTTTTGAAGTTATTAGATTTCCAGGAACAGGAGGTAAACCTATCACCTCAAGGAACCTGTTTATCGGAGATATAAGGGTTTTTTCAAACTGTATGTCAAAGTTCATCTTTGGAGCAAATTCGTACGGAAAAGAGTCGGTGTGATATGCAAAAACCTGATCCTCTCCTTCTGAATAATAGTACTTAACCTTGTCTCCGGACCTTATCATTTCATATTTTGATTTCCACTTTTTGTTCTGATTTAACATGTAGTTGTAATAGCCTGCTGCCCTTACATGAACAGGACATTTGCTTCTTACCTCAAACGGTTTTTCTAGATCCCTATCGTTTGCGATGTACTTTTCGTAATCGCTAATTCCCTTTGTTATGGAAATCTTTTCTATTGGTTGAATCTTGAATTCCGACTTTAGAGACTTTAGTATCTTAACAAACTCTGCGTACTGTATAGATTTTTTATGAGTGAATATGTAACGCATCAAATCTATCATCTTGGTCCTAATAAAAGGAGGAGTGGATCCCTGTACAATTTCTACTCCTTTTGGTTTTATCTTACTAAGACTGGGGATGTCTATTCCCGGATCTTTCCAAACGGGGTTCAAAACGTATTTCTTCTTTGCTATGAATATAGCTGATTCGGATATCATTTCCATCTCAAAGTTCTGCAGGTTCTTGGTGTTGTAACGTTCACCGTACTTATCAAAACATTTGTTTAGGAATTCCTTTAATCTAATGTCATAGAGATTTAAAACGAACTGTTTAGGATCGCCTTTCCAGTTACAACTCTTTAGAACAGGTTCAAACGTGACATAAGAAGAATCGGTATCGTTATAAAAAGTGACAACCTCAGAAATTGGTTGGACCTCTTCATCTATTCCCATAGAAGAATGAACAGATTTGTCCTTGTGCCAAAACTCTCTGAAATACAAGTTAATGTACTTATCTGCGTTCTTGATAATGTCCTGACCCTGAAGTGTTATAGCCTCTGCTATATCGGTGTTGTACATTATGAAGTATTTGCTTCCGTACGCACCGTAAACAGAGTTGATGAGCAGCTTTATCGACTGTTCTTCATTTGTCTTTTGGGTTCTTATTATCTCAAGGCGATCTATCTCACATTGTATCTCATCTGCGTTCTTGTGCTTCCAATCATCAATATCAAAAGATATCGAATCAATCTTCATTAACTACCCCTATTATAGAAGTTGTATCAGATTCCGTGGAATGCGTGATGACCTTGTCTTCAGTAATGTTAAGCTTAAAATTGTCTTCGCCTATGTAGGAAAGAAACTCTTTCTTTACACGTATCGATTTTTCTAGAGAACCTGTAACCTCAGAAGGAAGCTGATAATCGTACATGCTATTAAAAACGTGTATCCTTCCGGTTTCCTCGTCCATTCTTATTGATATGGTTTTTTCAGAAGAGTCGATGTCAAACAGTGACATGACCTTCTTCATGTGGGTTTTGTGTATTGTGGTTTGTGCACCTTTCTCGGCAGACTTTATTATGCCGTCGTACACCTGATCCCCAAGAGAAACTACGTAATCCAACTCTGTGCAAGCGTTAGATATCTTTAAGGTCTCTGAAACGAATTTCACCTGTGAACAAAGGAAGGTCTCTTTGTGCTGTTCACAAACAAAAACGATTTCTATTTCCCCTTCGGGAAGAAGATCAATGTTCTTCATTACACGATCGATATTGAAGAAAGGAACCTTTATAACGTTAGATGGCTTCTTTTCGAATTCGCCCAACGTTTCTATTTCTATTTGGCTTCTCTTTATGAAACCCTTATCAGGCGTGTACATCTTTGATACGATCCTATCAGAATAGACCTCTATCAAAAGAGACTGACTTATCTTCTTAAACTTCTCTAGAAAATCTCTAAACTTCTGTATGTTTTCCGTTTTTATAACAAATTGTGTAGTTGCCATGTGGTTATTCCTTTTTTTATGTTTTATACTTCTGTTTCTTGTTCTGGTTCTTCTACATTAAACACTTCTATACCGTCAATATCTTCGTTTTCAAATAGCTGTTCGGCCGGTTTTATCTTCTTTCCCCTTAGCTCAAATTTCATTGAAGCAACCAACGTGTTTTGTTGTTTCTGTTGTTTGATGAATTCCTTGAGTTTTGATTCCTGATCCTTTATGAGCTGAACGGTTCTGTCTATTTCTTGGTTAGACAGGGATCTAAGCTTTATAGAATCCAATCTTGCGGATATGTTTTTTTGGAACTTAGAAAGAAACTCATCGATTTCCTTTTCGTTCCGCTTTTTTGCAACCATAAACTTTAGGTATTCAAGCTTTGCCTTAAGATACTCAAGTTCAAAGGTTTCCTTAGTAACTGTCCAATCAAGGTGAAAAAGCTTGATTTTTTCTATCTCGTCTTTAAAGTCCAAGAGGTAATCTTCGAGCCTTTCGTATTCGATGACGGTCTTGTTTCTGATGAAAACTATGGATTCGTGAACTATTATCTTTGTTGCCTTTTCTATCTGATCACGAACCTCTTTCCATACATCAACGTCCTCCCTATGAGAAACGGTTACGGTTACGTCTACCTCATCGGAACTGTTGTTAACAAAATCGAAATCTACACCGTTGAGTATGTTGCTCACCTTCTTCAGGAAAGAATCAAATTTTACGAGTGGCGGTAGACTAGTTACCTTTATCTTCCTATCGCTATCGCTTATCTCTATCGATCCTTCCAACATCCAGGTTTTATTATCTCCGTGTTTAGATACCTTTCCTGTAAATCCCTTAAAGTACGGGTTTACACTTTTTCTCTTGCCTTCAATGAATTCAACTATGTCTTCGATCCTTCTCGGGATTATGGTGGACTTGTATCCAACAGCGATTCCCATTATACCTATCGATAATCCAAATGGAACATCAACTGTGAGTTGGTCGTAAAGCGATTCCTCGTTTTTGACGTTCAAGTGATAGTACTTATCGACTATCGACTTCATCTTCGGGTTCATCTTTACCGATGTGTACCTTGCGCTCGCCGCGTTGGGGGAAACAGGACAACCAAAAAATCCATCGCCTATCATCACAGGCTCGGCACAGTTGAAAGGTCTTGCAAGCCTGTTTATGGTAGAAACAAGAGATGCATCTCCCGAATGATATCCTGCGGATATCGCTGCACCTACCACGGAAAGGGTCTTGTTGAACGAAGACGGACAGTTGTCTATAAGTATCCTTTGAACGTTGGTCAACGAATCATACCAATTAGGTATTCCTCGGGATTCAATCACGTAAAGGGCGTATCTTCTATATCCCTCGTCTATCTGTCTTTTTATCGTTATGTCTGCCATATTATTGTTTTTGGTTATAGTATAGAATCAATGTATTGGTCATATAGATCGTTGATCGATCTCTTTGCAAATTTTTCCAAGGAGATATCCTGCTGTTTCATCAATGGAATTAGATCGTTTCTCACCCAGTTTCTCCTTGATCCCTTGTTAACAAGGTTTGTCTCGTCTTCTACGAAAAACTTCATTAACATGTTTCTTTCGATGTATTCCTCAAAGTCACACTTTCGTGTCAAAAGAAACGGATGTAGGACGTTAAAATTCTTGAACCTTGTTTCTACCTCAAAGGGATTTTTTTCCGGACAACCACGTATGCAATTCATTAGGTAGCTCTCGACCCAATCGTTTAAGTGATGCGCGGTGATTACGGTTCCGCAATTTGCCACTTTGGAAAAGAACTCAAGCCTCTTTGTCCTACAGTCGCTCTCAATTGGATCACACTTCACCGATTCTGTGATGTATGGAATTGAAAACGATTCACAGACACGAACAAAGGACTGTTGCATTTCATCGTTCTGCGGACGCAAAGAGTGGTTCAAATGTATTGCCGTCACAGAAAATCCTTCGTTGATTAACCAGAACAAGGCAGCGAGAGAATCGATACCCATAGATACAGCAACGTAATACTTCTTGTCCTTTGACAGGATTTCCCTAGGGACCCTGATCATAAATTCTCCTATTGGTAAGAAGGTGTTGTTTGTAGCCAGTCCTTCCTTTTTTGTGCGGAAGGACCAAATGCAATGTCAAGATACCTAAGAGCCTGGGAATCTTCCCTAAAAAGCTGTATATCGATGTTCTTAAATATCCACTCCCAGTCCTGGATGTCGTTACTTCCAAGACCTTTAAGGTATCTAACGTTCCTTGGTTTTTTCCCCGAAGATACCGTCTTCTTGTATTGTTCCAGGCTGTAAACGTAGTTCCTTCCCTTCTTTCCCTCAAGCTCATAGGACATCAGAGGTTTTACAAGAATACCGAGTTTCTTCTGTTTTATGACGTACGGGAACCATCTATAAAACAGGTTCACGAGAAGGGAAGCGATGTGTTCTCCGTCAACGTCCTGATCTGTTGCGATTATTATCTGTTTAAAATCGCACGTCTCCTTTTCTATGTCCAGCCCAAGGATGTTTATAAGATCCATGATTTCCTGGTTCGACGTCAGATCGGAAAGCGTTTGTGTGTTCTTCACCTTTCCGCGAAGGGCGTAAACGGCATCCCCTTCCTTATCCCTCTTTTGTGCCAACGAACCTGCGGCCGAAAGACCTTCGCAAAGGAATATACGATTTTTTCTCTTTCCTGCCGGAAAGTATTTTTCGCTAAACTTTATCGTGTTGTCCCTCTTGGCCGTTCTTATTTTCTTAAGCTCGCCCTTGTGTTGGTATTCCTCTATGGCCTTCTTGATCCTGAGTTCAAGATCGCTCTTTGAAAACTCCCTCTTTAACTTCTTTATGAGCGGCTCTACCAAAGGCATGAGCTCTTCTCTAGTTGTTACAAATCTTGTCTTATTCTGATCTCCAAATCTCATGATACGGGGAGGAACGTTCAGTGTTATCACGGTCTCATAGAAGTTGTGCGCCTGTTCGTACCCAAGGATCTCGTTCAACATCTCGTGAATCACAAGCTCATGAACCTGTCTCTGTCCTGTGCTGGAAGCCTGAGTTCCGTTTACGAACGACGCTCTTATAGATCCCTGAAACTTTGGATAGACGCACACGGTTCCGATCTTATGGGACACTACCATTGTTTCCTTCGGCATAAAGGACTTCGGAAGGTTAAGCTCTTTACCATCCCATTTCACTATGAACGGAACATCCTTAAGTATAGGGTCAAAGGATAGTATCCACTTTCTAAAGGCCATCTGTGTGACAATGTATTCCTTATCCCATCTAGAATTTTTAAAAACATCCTTACGTGGAACGAACCTAATTGTGGTTCCTGTTTCTGCGCCTCTTTTTGTGGAGAAATGTTCCTTTTCCTTGGATACGAAGTTTTCCCAGGTTTGTTTGTATGTCGTCGTTGGGTTCACGGTCTCTATACTAAAATGGGAAGCTAACATGTTTGTTAGTGATATTCCCATTCCGTTGGTTCCAACGATGTTTTCTTCGATCCCGTCGTTATTGAAGTTGCTTCCTGCCCTTAACATCGAAACCGCGGTTTCAACCATTGACATGCCGGATTTAGGGTGAATCTTCTCCGCGTTTTTAAAGCCTCCACCGGTGTCGATTATGGTTGCACTGTTTTCCTTCGAATTGAATTCAACCGTGATGTGTTTCACCTTTCCCGATTGTCTCTTTGCCTCATCGAAAGCGTTATCGATAGCTTCGTTGAGAATCTTATAAAATCCCACGGATAAAGTCTTTGCTTCCTCGATAATGGTGCCTGATCTAATTATTGGCATCCTTTCTTCAGATGGTTCTACAGATCCTACATAGATTGTCGGCTTTCTCAACACGTGTTCAAAGTCCGACAAAACTTCTATTTCTTTATTCACTGACATTTAATTCTCTCTAAATGAATTTTAACAAATATACCGAAAGACGACAAATATATACAAAAAAATTTTAGATGTTAACCACAGAGCAGATAATAAGTGCGCTGCAAAAGAAGTTGCTTTATCGAGTAGCTGACACCGATCCAAACGCGCAAGCGTTTGAAGAAGCCATATCGTCTGCCATAAGGGTTGACATAGAACAGGTATGGGCAAAATCGGATCTCATACCGGCGACAAACCCCCTTTATTCCAACACATACGGAGATGGAAGCATCTATTCCGACAGCGGATACGATCTAATAGAGAAGAAAGTAAAGGCCGAGTTAGAATTCATTGAAGGATCTGTGTATGCTTTTAAATCCGACGACATAACAAGGATCATATATCAACAGGGAAATTACGATGTTACCCTTTGGGCGCTTTCCGATTCCAGTTTGGATCCCAATGATCCAAACAACTACACGGTTGTAATAGCGCAAGGAGTCGATACGGATTACATAATCGATCCTGACAGCGGTGTAATATTGTTTCTTAATGGGCTTCCGGATAATGTAGATCCGACACATCCTCCTAGAATAACTTGTTATCTCTATATTGGGCCTCTTGGATTTGAAATAGCCCAGGGTCCAACAGGACCTTCTGGAGGCCCTACAGGACCTTCTGGTTCAACAGGATCAACAGGACCCACTGGACCGGTGGGACCTACAGGAATAGGAATAACAGGACCAACTGGATCGGGTGTTCAAGGAAGTCAAGGGCCTACTGGCCCAGCAGCCGGACCAACCGGTTCTTCTGGATCACAAGGACCTCAGGGTTCTCAAGGTCTTCAAGGATCGATAGGAACACAGGGAATTCAAGGCCTACAAGGTTTCCAAGGATTACAGGGAAAACAAGGATTACAGGGAACCCAAGGATTACAAGGACGTCAGGGTTACACAGGAAATTCCGGGTCTCAAGGTTTACAAGGACTTCAAGGAACTCAGGGTCCAAACGGAGAAATTGGACCGACGGGAGACGGTGGTTACCAGGGATCTCAAGGACTTCAAGGACTTCAGGGACAAATAGGTATACAAGGATTTCAAGGATTTCAAGGAAATCAAGGCAATCAAGGATTAAAGGGTAATCAAGGAACACAGGGGTTTCAGGGAAATCAGGGCTCAGGAGGTCCACAAGGTCTTCAAGGTATAACAGGAGCAGGACTAACCGGATCTCAGGGTATTCAGGGTGTTCAGGGTACACAGGGAAATCAGGGCGATCAGGGTGCACAGGGATCTCAAGGAACTGGAGTTCAAGGTATTCAAGGCGTTCAGGGAATTGACGGACTACAGGGAAATCAGGGATCTGATGGGGTTCAAGGTCTTCAAGGTAATGTAGGAATTCAGGGATTTCAAGGTACACAAGGAAACCAAGGAATAGACGGAACTCAAGGATCACAAGGATCGGAAGGAAATCAAGGAGTTCAAGGTCTACAAGGAATAGAAGGTATACAAGGTTTACAGGGAATGACCGGAGCAGGGGTTCAAGGTCTTCAAGGATCAGAGGGCGCTCAAGGTACTCAAGGAACACAGGGAATCGAAGGTGTTCAGGGTCTTCAAGGCTCTGGGGTTCAAGGCCTACAGGGTTCAGAAGGAACACAGGGAACACAGGGAACACAAGGAGTTGAAGGCGTTCAAGGTCTTCAGGGTTCTGAAGGCGTTCAAGGACTTCAGGGTTCGGAAGGAACACAGGGAACGCAGGGAACTCAAGGTGTTGAAGGCGTTCAGGGTCTTCAGGGTTCAGAAGGAACACAGGGAACACAAGGTTTACAAGGTTCAGAAGGAACTCAAGGAATACAGGGAACACAAGGAGTTGAAGGCGTTCAGGGTCTTCAGGGTTCTGAAGGCGTTCAAGGACTACAGGGTTCGGAAGGAACACAGGGAACACAGGGAACACAGGGAATTGAAGGTGTTCAAGGCCTACAGGGTACAGAAGGAAATCAAGGCGTTCAGGGTCTTCAGGGCTTGGAAGGAACACAGGGAACACAGGGAACTCAAGGAGCTGAAGGCGTTCAA